TGTTAAATCAGAATACAAAATATGCGTTACACCACGGTTTGAATCAGTCAAAGCATTTGAATAAGCACTTGAACGGGACTTAGCCCAAACCAAATCAGGCTGAAAAGCCCCTGCATTGACAATGCTCTGCGTACTACCATTACCCGTGTACAGCGTAGCATCCATGTACTTATTGCCTTGCAGGATTGTTCCTGTGGGCAAGTTATAAGCGTTGAGGGCTACAAATCCTGTTGGAGGTGTGTAAGTGAATGGTTGTTGACCGAAGTTAGCAACAAATGTTGAATTTGAAACCGAGAACATTGGGAAATAAGTCAAGCCGGTCAATCCTGTGTACGCAGTTCCTTGGCTTACATTGTTTTTGTAAAACGTAAGCGTTCCTGCACCAGCATCAAAAGCAATTCCTATTACATCATTTTGAGTAAAAGATGACCCGTAAGATGTGTTTGTTCCGGCATTATATTTTTGCCCGTTTGGTGAATAATACGACCAACCATAAGCATCAGACCCTACAAAATTACTATTAGCAAGGCTTGCTGTTGCCGTACCAATCCCAAAAAATGCAGCAGGGCTGGCGGATGTCAAAACACATTCCCAATACCACTTTCCTGTGTTCATGCCAATGGTGGCTCGAACCTGATACCAAGTACTTGCCGATACGCCTTGCAAGTTACCATTGGTAATTGTTAAATTGGTATTAGCATCTAACGGATTCAACACAGCATAATTACTAGCCGTAGCACTGGTCAGCGTCGGTACATCCGTCATGCTGTCGTAAGTAGAACCCGTAGTCAGCGAGATGTTGTTGGTAGTCCAGTTGTTACTGTTACCGGACAAGTCATAACCAAGCGTTGTTGTACTAGCAGTATTGCTAAACGGTAAATAGAACCCGTTAGTACCGTAAGTACCTGAGTACTTAGCAGGTTGCCAGACCCCTGTGGTGGCGCTGAATGAGCCAAAGGATGTCGGGGTTAGAGCTTGACCGTCAATAAAGTTTACTTCAGCTAAGTAACCGTCAAAATAGTTAGCGGAATTTGCCGATGCTGTTTGGTGTGCAATAGCGGTATTGAACACTGTATTAGCTGTTGTGCCTGTTGCTCTTGAAACACTGTTTACATATATGGTTTGCGATGATCCGTTTTGCACATACACCACATGATACCAACCGGAAGGGTCGGTCCACGCCCCGCTCGTGGTTGCCGCTGTTGTTCCGCTAAGGGTCAATACCAACTGGTTGCTTGAGTTAAACCCAAAATTAGTAGTTGTACTTGCCCCGAACAAATACTGTGTTGTCCCTAACAACCCTCTCTTAACCCAACCTGACCAAGTAAAAACCGTCGAAGATGTCGGTGTTGTAAATGTACGGGTTAAGTTAGCAGACGCACTGGCACGAAACCGTAGTGATTTTTGCAGAGTGTAAGCAGTCGACGGACTGTTGGCTGGAATGATGATCATGCTGTTCCCAGCGAGCGGCCAAGTTCACGCAATTTTGCACCGTCGTACTGAAACGAAATCTTATCTACGGCATTTGCAGCAGTCGATAGTGTGGGTGCGGTGCCGCCTGTGAAAGCAAAGACGCTATTCCAAGACAGTGTGCGCGAGCCTGTAGTATCTTGAATAATATTCAGCGTATAGCAGGCGCCGTCTTGCAAATTCGTTGGTGCCGCCATTGTTCGAGATCCGCCAAGCGTGACTTTTGCAACTTGACCTGTTGCCACGTTCCAGGCGATTGAAGCCGCATCGGTGAGCGTGATTGTTGGCGAATAAGCGTGGAGAAACTTACCCGAGCTTGGCGTTGTTGCGCCCACTGGGCCATCGTGTGCGCCGGTGAGTGGGCCGCTAAATGACGTTGCACTGACTGCACCTGTAAACGCCGCACCTGAAAGTAACGCGTAAGGGGTGAGCGATGAACTGGTGATGTACCCGCTCGGGTTGGCCGAACTGTAGGGTGTGAAGCCGAGTTTTGATATTATTGTTGCTGACGTTTCGTCTCCGGTATTTGGGCCGGATAGTGTTGTAATGCCTAGCTTAGATAGAATTGTCGATGATGTTTCATCGCCCGTATTCGATCCTGAAAGAGTGGAGATTCCAAGAGCCGACTTAACTTGTGTCGACGTGATGGTAGTGAGGTACCCGACATCATTTGTAAACGCAGAAAGTACATTTGGTGCGGTATAGCTAATTACCCCTGATGAATACGATAATGATCCAGCGACGCTGATAGCGGCTCTCGCCCGCGCCTGCGTAAAGTACAAATTGGTTGTTCCCTCTGGCACGACATCCGTCGATGTAGCGCTTGCGCTACTGCTCGTGGCTGGCAGATAAGACGAAGGTACTTTTCCGTCGCTCCCCAAAGGTGCGTAACCGTTGGCTACCCCCTTTTTTGAAGTGCTTTCTGGTGTGTAACTTAGCTTAGCAACAATCGTCGCTGCGGTCTCGTCGCCTGTATTGATTCCACTCGCAAATCCTCCGCCTGTCGCATAGCCCACACCTGCAACGGCAGCAAGCGTTGTTGGTGTAAATCCAAGCGCTGCAACGACCTGAGCAGACGTAATCCCTGTTAAATACCCGTTTGGATTCGACGCGTTGTACGGCGTAAATCCGAGCTTTGAAATAATAGTTGCGCTTGTTTCATCGCCAGTGTTAGAACCAGTTAGCGTAGAAATTCCAAGCGCACTTTTAACTTGGGCAGCGGTGATGCGTGTTAAGTATCCGGCGTCGTTTGTAAATGCGGAAACAAGTGCAGGAACGGTCGGTATTGAAGGAGTGCCATTCAAGTCTGAATAATTACCAGACCAAGCAACAGTTGTTAGGCCTAAATTAGATCTGGCCGTCTGCAATTGCAAATCGGTTAAAGACTGAATTTGCGTGTAGCTAATCGAATAGCTCGTCGCTGTCGCAGGCGAAAATGTCGAGCCGTCCGGCACATCAACAGCGGATGTATAGGAATCAACGAATCTTTGCTCAAACGTGCAATTAAGCGTCCTAATCCCGCCCGGCGTATCTTGCTCTGACCACGATTTACAGACAAATGCCAACGGGTTTGAAGCGTTGGGCGGTGTCCAGTGAAAAGACTGATAGCCGCCCAGCGTTGCTAAAAATGCCTTTATGCTTGATACGTTGCTATTAAAAACAAGCGACCATTTTTGCGGCAAATAATTTATGCCTTGTGGTGCCGCTTGCTCGTATCCGTCACCAAACTTTGCTGAATATAAATTTGGAGCAACTTCCAGCGTTGCGCTTTTTGGCGTGTATGGAAAAGTCGTCATGCGTGCATCATCCCGCCGGGTCGCATTTCTTGAATCAAAATCTCACGCACACGGTTGCCGATTAGCGATCCGAGATTGCCGATTTGAGAGGCACCGTTGCCGCTCACCCCTACGCTACCGTTTGAAGCCACCGACACGTTGACGTCGCCGTTAAACGTAGCGCCGCCGCCGCCTACCGAGCCAGCCGAAACCGTTTGACGCAGAGCATGATTCGGAATGATGTTGCCAGACGCGCCCGTTAATATTTCAGGCCCGTTCTCGCCCACTACATAAGCCTTGTTTGCATCAACAGATCCACCACCCGCCCTGAATCCTCCAAATAGGCCAGCTGCGCTTGATGTTCCAATACCAAGGCCGCCGCCGATTGCTGACAATAAACTGCCCATAGCTTGTTGTGAGGCCATCTTGAGCATATCGTTCACAATGCTGGATGCCAAAGACCTGAAGTTCACTTTACCGGTCGACACAAAGGTTGCCAAAGCGTCGCTGGCTTTATTAAACGCACCTGTCAAAACGGATTCAATTTGTTTGGCTGAATTGGTTGAACTCTCGATGAAGCTGTTAAACGAATCTTTGACCCCAGTCATTGGATCTCGTTGAATCATCCTGGCTTTCTCTGTCACTGCGTTTAATCGCTTGGCATAGTTGTCGGCGCTATCCATAGCCGCTTGTTTTTGTGCGTCAGTCAAAAATGCGCCGGAAGCAAGAGCCGAATTGATCTTGTCCAGAACCTTTGCACGCTCTTCTTCAATGGTTTTAAGTTGACTGACCTCAAATGCGCTCATAGTCAGCATTTTCAGTTCGGCCTCGCGCTTGGAAATGTCAACTTCTTGTGCGCTTACAGATTTATCCATTTCAGTACGAAACTTCAAAGTCTGCTGTCGAGACTGCTCTTTATTTTTCAGATCGTCCAATACGCGCGCACTATCCACATAGCCGCTTTTGCCCGATTGACTTATTGGCGCAAGCCCGTATTTTTTACGCTCTGCATCTGAAAATTTGCCGGATTCAACATCAAAAAGCGCCATTGCTTCTTGAGAATCTTTAATTTTGGTTTTGAATTTTTCCCAATTATCAATTGCCCATGCAAGACCGGCGATTTGACGTTGAAGCCCCTCATTTGCTTCTGTAAACGGGTCGCGCTTTGCGTTAAGGCCGTCGATGGACGTGTGAGTAATGGATGGCAGTTCGGCTTTCTCTTTTTTATTCCAACCGCCTCGAAGCTCGGTATTTGATGAATCCGATAAAAATGCGTTTCCGCGCCTAACAGCGTTGCGTTGATCAATAGAGGCGGATACAGAATCATAAAACTGAGTAGCACCATTGCCGCGAACCCAAATATCCTCTGCCGCATGCTTACGCTTGACGGCTTCATTTGCGGCAGCTTCGTACTCGTCGGCTTTTTTTGACCACTCATTATTAAAATCCTCGCCCATGAATGGTTTTTTTGCATTCAGCTTGGCAATTCCCCATTCGCCGGTGTAAATCCACTGCTCTATCATGGCTTGCATGCCAACAATCGCAGATCCAGCGGTTTTTATGACGTCAACAAGTGCCGCAATTGCCAGCATGCCTCCGTCAGCAAATTTTTCGATAGGGTTGCTTTCAGCCAAAGTCGTAACAGTTGAAGATAGGCTGCCGACTTCTTTTTTTGCGTTGAGCATCCCATCAACAAAACTTTGCATAGATGGCAGCAGAGCAAGCGAAATCGTCTTGTAAAGCGAGTTTTTAGCGATGTCGAGTTTGCGTAGTGACTTTTCGTAATTCTCGGCGGCTTCGGCTTGCTCTGCGGTAACTTTGGCAACCAATTCTCCGTTAGTTGCCAGTTCGTGCAAGACTGGATTCAACTCCGCGCCAGTTTTACCGAACACATCGCGCAAGAAATTGGTCTTGCTTGCGTCATCCTTAAAGCCCTCAAGCTTTTTTGCTACCTGCTCAAAGATAAGTCCAGCATCCTTGCCAGAATCTTTAATTTCTTTAGCGGTAATGCCAAGATAGCCCAAGGCACGTGCGGCTTTGTTGGCTGGATCGTTTATATTTGTGAGCCCAACCGATAGACGCTGAATGGCAGATTTTGCAGTTTCAAAATCATCGCCGACAAGCGTTGAGGCCATCTTGATTTTTGATAATTGGCCGACACTAGATCCAACTTGCTCAGACGCTTTTTGTAATTGCGCCATGCTCTCGATGGTCGAATCGACCTTGCGCATGATCGCATCAATTCCGGCACCAGCACCGAGCCCGGCTAAGCCAAGCGCCAAGCCCTTGCCCATTGAAGTTAGTTTGCCAGACATTTCTTCGGCTGATTTACTGATCTTGTCAGTAGCGGAAACCACGCCAGCCGATTCACGTTTGGCAATAGCGCCAAACCTTTCGAGCAGCTTGCCGCCCTCGTTCAGCTTGGCGGTAAATTGATCCGTTGCCGCCTGTATATCAATTTGAAGCGAGTTGTTCGACATTATTTACCTGCCTTCCACTTCAAATAAACACGACCTTTTGCCAATCCAATCGCAATTTCTTTTGCGAAGGCTTGTTGAATTTGTTGCTGGTTTTCATCAAATGCTGGACGAATAAATGGGCGAGCCTTCATGTACTTAGTCCCATTTTCTAAAAACCGAAAGAAAAAGGCTCTGTCAGGCTTGCTATTTTTTTCAGATACGATCACCGAAAACTTGGACACGTTTTTTGGCGACTTACGTTTAACTGTTCGGATCTGCTTTTTTAACCAGCCTGAGTCAACCAGCTCTCGCGGCTGCCCCTTTTTTGCGTACAGGAAATAGCTTTTTGCGGCGATCACAACGCGCTTGCGAGCATCGATTTTGCAAACATTGGCCGCTTGGCGACAAGCCGAGTCGAGCGCACCTTTTTGAAGTTGCTGGGGAAGATTGCGCATCTCTGCCAATATCTCATCCAAGCCTTCAACATTTATGCCAATCATTTCTTTGTCGCCAATGCGTCTAAAAACGCTTTTAATCGAACCGTTGAAACGTCTTTTTTGTCGTCCGAGGCCTGCTGAGTAAACAATAAAAACTCTTTCGGTCTAAACGGCTCCGATCGTTCCTTGGCATTTCGATTGATGTTTGCAGACATACTCAAATGCTGCGCGGAGATCGCATCCAGCACAGGCGTTCCCCACGGCTCGACGTTGTAGTATCGAATCCAATCCTGAAATTCAGCGCTTGAGATACTTGCCTCGAGCTCTGCAACCGTCCTGCCTAAACCGAGCGCCAGCCGATGCTTAAACCGACGCTCGGGAGTTAGTTTCCCGTGCCAAACCCATTAACGCTAAAGACTTTTTCAGCGATTGTTTGGAACAGGGCGTTACCAATGGCCGTATGCAGGTTTTTGGCATCGTCATCGGTAAACACAGGCGCACCGTCCTGCAGGATTGAGCGAACAATCATGCCCTCGGTCATCGCATTGCGCTTTTGATTTTCATCAGTAAGCGCATCAGCAATAGCGCGAATTTCCGAAACGCTCGCCTCGGATAACTCCGACACCTGCACCACACCCAGGCCGGGCAACTCGAAATCGACGGTTTTAAGTTGCGCAGCGGCAAAGAACAATTGTGCTTTTTCAGACATTTTGTGATTACTCTGTAGAGGTCAAGGAGCCGAGGGCGAGAACGACAGGACCAGTAATGCGAAGCGTCACGTTCAGCTCGATTTTGCCGTTGACCTTTGCGTCTGGAATTTCAGCTTTCGTCACGTAGGCAGCAAACGTATACGTTGCTGGATTGGTAAGCTGATTTGCGCCGAGGCTGATTTTGTACAAAGCCAAGGTTTTAGCGGTTTTGGCAGTAAGAACAGCCTGTTGAGCGGTTGCACCAGTGAAATTCATGGTGACGTCGATCATCCCTGAATCTTCCAAACCCAGCACAAATTCTTTGGATGCGGAAGCAAGATGCGTGACATCAATTTCGTCGACTTTTTGACCGGACGGCTTGATTTCCGTAACCTCTTCAAATGCGTCCCATGTTGATATGGCAGCGGCAGCAGTGGTAATTGCAGCCGCGGTTAATGGATCGGTTTTGGTAAACGACCCACCAAAGGCGATGGTTGTGCCATCAGATCGAATTGCATTGCTCATTGTTTACTCCAAAAAAAATCCCGCCATAAAGACGGGATGGGTTAATTGCTGCAAAACTAAGTGTTGGGTAGCCACATATAAAAATCTAGCGTGACGCGCCTTAAATGAGTGCTTGCGTCGTAATGGCTAGAACGAGAGTGCTTAACAGCACCTATCGCCGTATACAGTCCTACGCATATTGCGTCCGCCAGCCTTGCGGCCTCAGATCGAGTCAGCGAATACACGTCGATCTGATAGCGACTGGGGCTAAGAGACGCCAAGCCCATTAAGGTATAGCCACCATTCGGTTGCGACACCTCTTGATAAATGATGTAGGGTGGCACGTCTTCGTAATCTGCCACGTCAGGTCGAATCGGGTACGACGAAATAGCAGAAATTGTTGCCAGTGCCGCCGCCACTTGATCGTCATTCGTCATGTGGACATCTTCACCAAGTTGCGCGAACACATTAAATGCTGTTCAACATTCATTGAGTCTACGTTTAACACCGCAACAATCTTAAACGTTTGATTCTTCGCTGGGTACGAAACTCTCATACGGTTTGTGATCGCAGCGTTGTACCTAAGACGTATCAAAGTATTGATTTCGCTGCTCATCGCTTGTGCGGCTTCTAATTGCTTACCGGACAAATCCTCAATTACGCAGGAAATGTTATCTAAGACCGTAGTCCACGTGTCTGTAAGTTGCCCAAGAGAATCAGGTGTCCTGGACAACTCTTGCACAGATATTCTGTGCCGAAGCTCGCCTGCCGCAATCACATCGTCACCACTCGATACGGATCCAGCAAAGTATTGACGAAGGGCAGCTCTTCCATTTTCCCACGAGGCAAAATGGCAACTTCCTCTCGGTGCATATACAGCGATCCGACGCGTATTTTTATCCAAGCCTTGATGCCATCAGGAACGCTTGAAGCGTCAGCATAGCCTGCCGTGAAATCAACCCACACAGCATTGATCTGAGGCAATGTTGGAGGCCAAACCGTTCCAAATATCGGCGTAATGCGAGCAGGCTCACATGAGAGGTCAACCGTATATTTCGACGAGTCTAGCGTTTGTTGCGCCCCGCTCATATCCAGATAATTGATTGAATCCACAGATTGAAGCGGAGGTTTATGCAACAAAATTGCAGTTTGTGGAATTGAAAATGCCGCCCCAAAAGGCGCAAACATTTGGCCTGCAGGAAACGAGTCGAGATAAAGACGCCACCGAGCCGTCATAAGCTGACGTTGTGTCATTGTCTCTGCCCCTTGGCGCGCAGCCGTGATTAACGACGCAATCAAGGTGTCGTCGTCATCCGTTTCCACGCGAAGGTGCAACTTCGCCTCGGCAAGCGTGACTGGCTCATCCGTCGATACAGATAATTGTTTAAGCGACATTTTGAATTCCACAAGGCTAGTGGCCCTTGTGAGGCCACTAGCTTGTTTTCAGCTGTTAAACGATTTGCGAAACAGCAGAAATATTCTGCGAGCTCGCTGGGTAATAGCGATCAGTAGTGGCCAGCAGTTTTGCGCCAACGATGCTGGATGCGCCAGTAACCGTCAGTGTTAGCTGGACATACGAGAAGCCATTGGCACCATCCAAGCTATCGGCCAGCACATCAGCAAGCGCGATTTGATTCGAGCTGGTGATGGGTGCAATTGATTTCAAAGCTTTTGCACTGGTGCCTTGATTGTCGATAGCCTGACTAATAGAGGCAGCAACCGATGCGCTAGCACCAAGCGCAGCCACTTCAATCAAAGCCAAAAGTGAAAACAACTGAGCCATTGAAATCCAGCCGGACGTAACTGAGGCACCAGCCACGGCCTGAGCCGGAATATTGCCAACTACTCCGACCAACTCGGATCCTTTTGCATTTGGAAACATACGTTTCTCCTAAACAATTAAATTTGAAAACTGCTCGGGCGAACCCGAGCGAAGCTGTCCGATTAGCGCGCGGCTAGCTGGACAAAAGGTGACAGAGAGTTCGCGCCTTTAGCAGGACTGATTGCAGCCGTGATCTTTGGCTG